CAGCACTACGGAAAACCAAGCACCGTTGGACGAAGCAGGCTCAATGGGGTTGCCGTATATTTGACTTCTGGTGCGCTGAACTTGGCATCGCCGTTGAAATAGACGGGGACAGTCATGATGCCGCTTACGACGCAGCCCGCGATAAATATAACTATTGGCGTAGTGGGATCATCGTGATCCGAGTGCCAAACTACGATGAAGTAGCTTTAAACAAAGCACTAGACGTAATAAACCGCGCAGACACACTTGCCGACCGAAAGCAGAAAATGAGGCAGCAGTTTGGTTTAGCACCAACTGACAGTTTTAAGAAAATTGCTAAAAAGGTTGGATTGAAGTTGGCGCACGGCGATTGGGAGCCACGCCAACATGGGTGATGAATTCACTTACTTTCCGACTAAACAAACTCAACCGGAAAAGCCTAAACCTAGTCACAACCTAGAACACCAGTTCCACTCCAATCAGGCTATGTGGAACTCGGCAGTACAAGAATCCCCGCTAAACCGCTTAAAGTTCTACGACGCGCAGTTAGCCAGAGGCGTTGAAATTAACCGTGATAGGGTCGCTGAATTGATCCGAGAGGCTGGCGCTGCTGCCGTGCTGTCGGATAGGGATACGATTGGGCTGGTACGCCAGCTTTGGGGTGAAAAGGCTGTGGAGAGACTTCGTGCCAGAGTTAAAGCGGAGCAATAGAACGTGGTGGATTATCTGGTTAGGCCGATGCGTGAACGAGGCAAGGCGTGAGGTACAAAGCGAGGCGGGATGCAAACGATGGCCTTATTGGCCGGGCGCTACACGCAGCAGGGTTCACCGTCCTAGACTTCGCCTTAAACGGAGGCGTACCAGATCGTCTCGTCGTACGGAATCTGCCAGACGGAACGCCGTGGGTGTGTTGGGTAGAAATCAAGGTAGAAAAAGGAAAACTACGCCCGAGCCAAGAAAGGTTCCAAGCGATATTTGAGCCACGCGGTGAGTTTTACGTTGCGCGTGATCCCGAGGCAACGGTACGCGAGTTGATGGAGCGTTATCTAGCCGCCATCAAGCCCGAGCAGCTACGTTAGGCATGAGTGCTTTGCGAGCGCCCTTGTAATGCACGATAGCGGGGTCGGGATGCTGCGGCAGAAACTCGGGCAGACACGCGTAATGCGACTCGGGCAGGTCTTGTACCTTCACCCGTTTAGCGTATTCCCGCAGAACCTCCTGATCCCCGTACCACACGCAGAACTTGTCGGGCAAAACGTTATACATCTCGGCAAGGTCAGCCCACACGCCCCAATCGGACGTAATGGTGCAGCAGCCGACGTAAGGATAAACCTGATCCAGCGTTTTACCCTCGTACTCGCTGTAGTCCTGACCGCGCTGGCGCGGGTTAAACACGGCGTCACGGTTAAATTCACGGCGCGTCATGGCAACCGGCCCCCAGCCTTTAAGCAACGCGCTCGGGCTAATCGGATGCCGCACGATCATGTCGGTATCCATGTACATCGCAGGCTCGGTCAACCCCAATTCCGCAAAGGCATTGGTGCGCCATTGCATCAAGTATTGCCGATTGCCCTGCGTTACAAATACCCGCGAGACACCGGGCACGGCTGGCGTCTGGTGATCGCTGATTTGAACAATGGTCGCATCAGGGTTGTGGGCGCGAATGGAAAAGACCATTGCGGTAGGCATGGCGATGTCGTCGCCAACGTGGAAAAAAACAAACATAGGACAAATATATGCTGAACGTGAACCGAAAACGACTATCCCGTGCGATATGGGACACCCTCTTTGCTGACCTGCCCGACCTGCCGTGGCACGTTATTGAGGACTTGGAGAAGTTAGACCCCCTCCGACGTACCGGCAGCACCAACCACGCCTCCTTAATCGCCTTGTGGGCAGTTATACGGCACTTCCGACCCAAGGTTGTAGCCGAGATCGGCACCTACATCGGCAAGTCCACGTTCGTGCTGGCGCGAGAGGGCGCAGACGTTCACACCTGCGACATGACGCACGACTTCAAGTTGCCGCTGACCACCTCTATCACGCAGTACCACAGCAGCAGCACCGAAATGCTTGCCAAACTAGACGGCAACATTGACCTGCTGCACCTAGACGGTCGCCTACAGCCTGACGACAAACCGCACCTTGAACGCCTGTTCACGCCCGACACCGTGATCACGCTGGATGACTTTGAGGGCATAGAAAAAGGGGTGTGGAACGCGATGCAAATAGACCTGTCGCAACGCATCTTGGTGTACCCGCCCGAGCGTTACTTGACAGAGCGTTATGCGGTGGGAGATGCTACGACTGCAATCATCCTGCCTAACTTGAGGCTGACGCCGCAATGAGCCACAAAGACGCCGCCGAATTTGTAGGCGTATTGCTGCATAGCAGTACCGCCACGCACTTCCTTCATTTGCAGACGGCGAGCTACGCGAGTCACAAGGCACTCGGCCACTACTACCAGAACATCGTGGACTTGGCCGACAAGTACGCAGAGGCGTATCAAGGCCACTACGGCATCATGCCCCTCGCTGACTACCCCGAGGGGTTTAAGGTGCAGAAGGACGCCGCTGTATACGCCAACAGCCTGCTGACGTTCGTGAAGGGCATCCGAGACGACCTGCCGAAAGACACCGATTTACAGAACATCATTGACGAGATCGTGGGCGAGATCGCCTCCCTTCTGTACAAACTGGAGCGTTTCAAATGAACCGTAAGCCGGGACTCTACGCCAACATTCTTGCCAAGCAGGAGCGCATCAAGGCCGGTTCGGGCGAGCGTATGCGTAAACCCGGCGAACCCGGCGCACCGACCGCCAAGGCGTTTCGTGAAAGCGCCAAGACGGCCAAGAAAGAGAACAAATGACAGCCGCGTGGACACGCAGCGAGGGCAAGAACCCAAAGGGCGGGCTAAATGCCAAGGGTCGTGCTTCGTATAAAGCCGAGACAGGCGGGACGCTGAAGCCCCCAGTCAAGGCTGGCGACAATCCACGCCGAGCGTCTTTCCTCGCACGAATGGGCAATATGCCGGGGCCGATGGCAAAGGACGGTAAGCCCACGCGCCTAGCCCTCGCACTCAAGGCATGGGGAGCCTCTAGCAAGGAGGACGCCCGAGCCAAGGCCAAAGCCATTAGCAGCAGGAACAAGGCATGAATCGCAAACGCCTTGCCGCTGCACTCGCCTACGTTGACGAGAAGGCAAAGCGCCTGACGAGCCTAGACCAGCCTAAAGAGTCTGACGCCGTGGACATGGCGCTAGAGATGGGCGGTAGTTTTATCCCCGGCGTAAGCCAAGCCCTCGCTGCCCGTGACTTTGAACGCGCCCGCCGAGCCGATGACGAGGCCGGTATGGCAATGGCTGCTGCGTCGGCCCTGCCATTAGGCAAATTGGTTGGAGCGTTGAAACAATACGATCCGACAATGCAGAAAATTTTTATTGGCAAGTCGGCAAAAACGTGGGACGCCGCTGCCGCGAAACGCGCTGAAGAACTAGAGGCCGGTGGAGTAGCGCCCGAGGAGATATGGCGCGAAACAGGCACGTTCCGAGCGCCTGACGGCCAGTTACGGCAAGAGATCAGCGACGAATCAGCATACTTGCGTCAAGAGCCCGATTTTGATGCGGCAATCCAAGCAAAAAAGGCCGAAATTGCGGCGATCAATCAACGGGTGCGTGATTTGAAAAAGGGCGTAAAAACGCAGCCTGATTTATTCCCCCGTGAATTTAATCGCGGCGTCCGAGAATTAGCGGCAACGAAAAAGCCTTTACAAGAGGACATCAAAGGCAATTTCGGATTGGAATATGGCAAAAAAGGATACTTGGGTAGTCGCGCACGGTTAGCCGTTGAACATCCTGCCCTGTTTGAAGCATATCCAGAATTAGGACAGAAATTGGTTGTGCGCCGTAATCAGCCTCTTGGAGATTCCACCCGTGGGCAATACTCGCCAACTGATAACCGCGTAGACATCGGTTCCACGCTGTCTAATAACCCATCGGCCGCGTCGTCAACGGCTTTGCACGAACTGCAACACGCAATTCAAGAGACAGAAGGATTTGCCCGAGGCGGGAGCGCAACGCAATTCCAGCCAACCGCCCTTGGTGCGAAAGCTGCGGAAATTAAAACAGAATTGAGCAAGGCCCTGACCGGCGGCACAAGTTCATCCACCCGAGAAATCATAGACAACTTTGACTATTTACCCGCAGATACGGCAACACAGATAGCAAAAAAGTTTGGTTTTAATGACCCTAATGATTTGCGGAACTTCATTATCTTGGAATCTAACAAGACAACACCATTTGAGCAGTATCGCCGCCTTGCTGGAGAAGCAGAAGCAAGAGCGGTGCAAGGGCGAAAAGTGTTAGATCGGGAACAGCGACGACGAGTATTTCCATTGCAATCGTATGACGTTCCAATCAATGAGCTAATTATCCGACGATGAACGCAGGCGCATTTAAAAAGGGTCAGAAAGGCGGGCCGGGTAGGCCCAAGGGTTTGCCTAATAAGTCCACACAGGCCGCGAGAGAGGCCATTGCAGCGTTTGTGGACGGGAACGCAGACAGACTCCAAGGGTGGCTAGACGAGATCGCAGAGGAGAAGGGAGCGCAGGCTGCGTTTGACGCCTTCAGCACCCTGCTGGAGTACCACGTTCCCAAGCTCGCCCGCCAAGAGATCACAGGTAAAGACAACGGCCCGGTCAAGGTACAGATCGGATGGATGGCTCCCGAATAATCCTGCCCTACCGCCCACGCAAGGCGTTCATGCCGTTCCATGAGCGCACGAAACGCTGGGCTTGCCTTGTCGCACACCGCCGCGCAGGCAAAACGGTTGCCGCCGTCAACGACATGATCCGCGCTGCTGCGATGTATCAGGGGCCGTATGGTCTATTCGGATACGTCAGTCCTTACAGGTCGCAGGCCAAGGCTGTTGCATGGCAATACTTTAAGGACGGCGCACAACCCATCATCCAATCGGTAAACGAGCAAGAATTAGTCATTACGCTCATTAACGGCGCACAAATCCGCTTGTTCGGCGCTGACAACGCTGACGCCATGCGCGGCCTTGGATTCTCGGGCGTATACCTTGACGAATACGGCGACTTTAAGCCGAGCGTGTTTGGGAACGTCATACGCCCTGCGCTGTCAGACAAGCAAGGCTGGTGTGTCTTTGGAGGTACACCAAAGGGCAAGAACCAGTTTTGGGAAATCTACGAGACTGCCCAACGCTTACCCGATGAATGGTTCCTGTTGCGCCTCCCCGCTTCTACCAGCGGGTTACTACCCAGCAGCGAACTAGGCGCTGCGAGAGCGCAGTTGGCCGAGGATCAGTACCTACAGGAGTATGAGTGCAGCTTTGAGGCTGCGATCCTCGGCGCTTTTTACGGCAAGGAGATGCGCGAGGCGCAAGACCAAGGCCGTATCACCAATGTGCCATACGACCCGAGCCTGCCCGTGTATTCTGGGTGGGATTTGGGGTTCCGCGACGACACCGCGATATGGTTCTATCAGGTCGCCCGTGGAGAGTTGCGCGTCATAGACTTCTACGCCGTCTCGGGCGAGGACATCCACACTATTGCTGATGTGGTACGCAACAAGCCGTACCGCTACGCCAAGCACTACCTACCGCATGACGCGAGAGCCAAGAGCCTACAGACCGGCAAGAGCATTATTGAGCAATTAGCCGCGCAACTAGACATCGCCAAACTAGCCGTTGTCCCCGACATCGGTGTGCAATCGGGCATCCAAGCAGTACGCATGATGTTGCCGCGTGTGTGGTTTGACGCCGAGCGTTGCCGTGACGGCATTGAGGCGCTGCGGCAGTACCAACGCGAATACGACGAGGATAAGAAGGCTTATCGTCAGTCACCGCGACACGATTGGACATCGCACCCTAGTGACGCCTTCCGTATGGTTGCGGTATCATGGTCTGAAGTCGCTGACAAGCCCCCAGCGCCTGAAGTGAAACCGCTGATGGTGGGGCCAGAGAACACCGTGACCCTGAACGATATGTGGCAGGCTCACGACCGCACCGTTAGCAGGAGAGCAAGGATATGAGTACGAACGCACCGACTCGGTATAACTACGTTGCCGTGGCCGCAACGTCTACCACCGCTTTTGGCTCGGTGGGGGCGTACATCCAGCGCGTGGTCGTCAACGTCGCCAGCAACACCGAGGCAACGTGCTTGCTGAAGGACGGCAACACGACCCTCGTCAGTTTCCCGGCCACGACCGCCGCAGGCGTCTACAGCGTGGAGTTGAACGTAGCGACCAAGGGGCAGATCAGCGCCACTTGCAGCGGCAACGCCTCCATGTCAGTTGTTGGACTGTTTAGCGATTACGTCTGATAGTGGCAAAAAAGTCGCAAAAACTTGCTGAATTGCTGCTCAAACAGATTGAGTCGGCAGCGGCGTTTGGTGTGCCGACCGTGTTGGAGTCGCGCAACATGGACGTTTCCAACTTGCCGCAAGTGCCTAACCGCATCCCCGGCGAGGGCGGCATCAGTACGGTGCGAAGCATGGGCATTAACGTGGATGGAAAAGAAACATTGATTCCAACCGTTGTTGAAGGCCAGTTGCCAGCATCAGCCGAGGAAGCCGAGCGCCAAGCGATAGATTATTACTTTCGCAAAAAACGGCACCTTGGCAAATACGCTACGCCAGCCGCATCTGACGCAGCCGCTACCCTTTTGCATGAACGCGAAGCCTTACGGACGGGACGATAATGGAAGGCATACTGCAACCCGAGCTTGAGAAATACCTGAAGGTCGTCGCGCAGTACGACAACGAGTTCGCCAAATGGCAGGCGCGAACCAAGAAGATCGTTAAGCGTTACCGTGACGATAGCCGAGGGCAAGGTGGCAACGAAGCCGCCCGCTTTAAC